TAAATCCCAATACACTCATCAGTATCGGGAAGAAATACCGCTGTATCCCGTTTTCAACCCTTTCTTGTGTCTCTTCGCTCATTTTTGTTTGGCCAGTTTTTGGTTATAGATGTATTTAAACTCTCTGGTTGCATGCTTCGTAAGCATTCGGTCACTCCACTTGGGGTGCTTCCTTCTCAATTCGCGCAAGTATTGGCGCAGCAACAGCTCCGCTTCTTCATTCGCCTTGCGGCTTTTCACCGTTTTAATGGCTTTAACCACCACCCAAAAGGCAGCAGTAAGCGCTAAACACATTATTGTTATCTCCAAAAAGTTCATCAGTAGTAAATTTTAAGGGTTTCATCAACCGTGTAGCCGGTAGTGCTTACCGTTGCAGGGTCTTGGTACAATGCACTAGTAAAATATTCCGGATAAATCTCTGCTGTGGCGTTGGCATTCAGGTAATCGGTTAGCTTCTTCAACCACTCTTCGCCCTCTTGCCTGTGCAACCGGCTAAAGCCATCCTTCTGTGCCTGGTCTGGGCCTTTCTGCTCCGCGATGTTGGCCGCACTTTGCGCAACCATGCCATGCATAAAAGCACCATCCGCAGTAATAACAAAGTTTAGCTCTTGTATTGCCCTAGCAATAGCCAAGTGCGCAACCGCAGGCTGTATGTAATCGGCCAAAAGGGTTTTAACCTCAGGCGTCATGTTTACATACGTCAGGTACAACTGCCCATTTGCGCCAATATTAAACTCTTGGCCATCCTCACTTTCAACCACAAGCTCGCCACTTTCATCAATATAAAAGCGCAAGCTGCCCGCTTCTGGCGCACCGGTGGTCAAAATCTGCCGCTTTATCTCAGCAAAAAGGGCATCGCCAAGCACATTTTTTAAATACGTGTGCTCCACATTGCGCATAAAGGGGCGCAGCGCCACCAGGGTGCGGTAATTGTTCCTAATGTTGGCCCACTTCTGAAACTCCTGAGCCGTATTAATAAAAAAGTTCCTGCTGGTGTAATACTCACTCGTATCCTTCCATGTGGGAAAATCTTCCAGATGCGCAAACATGTACCCAATCAGGGTATCAAGGCTGTAGTAAGCAATATTGATGATGCTCTGCTCAAGCTTAATCTGCTGCCATTGGTAGGCCTGTTTTTCCCTATCCGTAGCCAGTGTAATGCCGCTGCTGCTTATAATTACCCCGCTTTGCTGCACATAATTGTGCAATGCGAGGTTAGCCAATGGCTTCTGCACATAAGGCAGCAAGGCCGCTTGGGGGGCAGTCATGGTGTTGGCCGTATAAGCAGCAAGCAAATCGCTATAAATCTGCTGGCCAAGCACCCGTATAACCTCCCGCTCAGCCTCGCTATTGCTTAAAAACGGATTGATGGTTGCAATATCAAGCCCCGTGCTAACCGTAACATGGGCCTTCAGTTCGGGGTTAGTTTTGATCAGTGTTGGCATCGGTCGTTTCGTTTCCAGAATCTAGTTTCGCAATCATGTAATTTTTAAACTGAAAGCAGAATTTGCTATTCGCAACCCCTTTGGTAAGCCTGTCAGCCCACCCGTTATACTTGGCAATAAAATGCAGCGGTTTCAGGATGATATCCTGGTGGGGTTTGGCCATAATTATGTAGTTGTTCCATGCCACTCTTTTATCAGAGCCTGATCCACTGCTTTGGCTATTCTTGCCGGCACCCGCCCCAAACAGGGTAGGGTCAACATTCAAATTTTTATAAATGTGCGCATCCGCCTCTTGGCTATCCTCTAAATAGATGCCATTCTTAAACTTATCATCCAGCACCTCAATCTTCCAGTCCTTGTATTTATGCTGATTATCATCCGTCTTGCTCACCATCATCAAGCTCTTGCCAGCCTTTTCAGCACCCGTCATAAAATCGTTAAACGAGGTCACTTCAGTTTTGATAAGCTCCACGCGCTCCGCTTCTGCTTTTTTGTTAAAGCCAGGATATTTCCAATCCCACCACCAATCCGGCACCGTTATTAAATATTTGATGCTCATCTGATTATCCAGCAGCGCCTTTTTAAATTCAGGGATGCGCTTCGCGATGGGCAGCCATGTGCTTAGCAACACATGCCACGGGGCTTTTTGGTAGTAGCTCCGTCCGGGGCTAGGGTAGCTCACCGGATAAATAAATTTCTCATTCTTCCACTCGCTAACCTGCGCCAATGGGCTGGTGCGCGTGTTCAACACTTTCAGCTTGAGCATATCACGCTCAGCCTGTATCAGTTTCCAATCCGGATTAACATACGCATGCGTAATCAACCCCTTGTTTTTGCCGCTTTCTTCCCTGCGCTTATAGCGCACATCCGTGGTTTCAAGGCAACTCAAGTAAGCAATGCGCTTACCGTTTATGCTCTGCACCATCTCTGGGAAGATGTTGTAAAAATTATAGAAATACGCGCTGGCCTCCATAATGTACGCCATGATGTCCGTATCCTCAAGCCATGCCTCAATTTCAGGGTCAAACATCCGCACAAAGCGCTCCGTGCCATCCGCATCAATAATAGTCAAGCCATACGCAAGGCCGCCACCATACAAAGCACGCGCCTTCCAGTCAAGTATAGGCTCCACCAAACTAACCGCAGCAATCTGCTCCAAAACCTCCTGTGGGTAAAGGTTAGTCCGCGTGCCCCAAAAGCTCCACGGTTTCGTTTTTAATTCCTTCGGATTAATCTGTTGCGTAGGTGTAGCACCGCCACCCACATTCGTGGTTACGATTGCTCGGTGTCCTGCAAAAATCACATTGCCACTACTATCCCTGCCAAGCTCTTCCATCAGTAAACCACGGGTATTTTGTTCAACTCAGTAATCAATTTTTGATGCACAGCATAATCATGCCTCCCCTTAATGTTGGGCCGTATGCCAATAAACTCACGGTTGCCGCGCAGCGTAGGGGGCAAGCTGCAGCGCACCGCACTGGGCAACTCTACACGCTTACCATCCTGCGTAAAAAACACCACATGAAAAGCCGCAGGCTTGCCCTCGGCATTCTTCCGGTTCATTAAAGGGATAGCTTCATTCAAAGGCATCGGCATACATGCAGCAATTCTATAAGCCAAAGATGCTTACCACCCCAACCACATTAAAGGACAGCCCCACAACACATCATTTTTACCGCTTCTAGGGCAGCCCAGCCAAAATGTAAAGTCGTGCGCTGCTTCCTGGCTTGTTGCTTCGCCTGGTTGTAGTGGTGTAAAAAATCGGTGGCGTTCCAAATATGGCTGTAGCCTTTTTGTGCAAGCTCTTTCTGCGTGCGTTCCGCTATACTTCCACTTTTAGTATAGTGTGTTTGGTCTATTATTATTACCTTGCTCATCTCTTTTTTAGTATTACTGTTTTCATAAACAAGCCCCCGCAATGCGTCAACATTCCGGGGGCTTTTCTTTTTTAATCCGCTAAAATTTCAGCATCAATACCGGCAATCTTGCCCGTAATTTTTGCCGTCATAAACTCTTTAAACTCCTGCAGAATAAACTCATTGCTCACGCTCAACACCTCCGTGTTATAGCCCTGCTTGAGTATTAGTTTAAAATCCTTGGCGTTTTCAAAGTTTTCAAGGTCGGCAGAGTTCTTAAACTCCGTGCCCTGCAAAACGTCAAGCGTTTCTAAAAACCGCGCGCGCACTCGCACCAGTTGCGCCATTCTGTTAAAACGGCTAATCTCCTTCAAGAGATTTTTTGCGCCCGTCTCGGGTGCTTTTTCGGCTGTTTTTTTCGTGGTATCGCCTACCAACTTTTTTACTGTTTCCATAATGTAAGTATTTAAAAATCAATACTCTAATACACAAAATATACTCAATATGAGTATATTTTTACCCAAAAAAACACCCAAAAAATCATATAAAAACCAATGGCCAAAGCGGGTAAAAAAAATTTGCACAACAAATTTTCTTTTATCACGCATTGACCCAAGCGGCTGCCCCAACCGAAAAGGCTTAATTTCCTGCGAAAGAGAAAGGGATATATGAGCGCGCGCGGCCGCGCCCCCTTGATTGAGGCGGCCCCCATTCATGGGGGTCTCCGAGTGAAAGGATCTAGATGTGCATGGTGGCTATGAACGGCAACTCTATGCCATAAGCCTTGTGATATTTGAAGAACATTAGCGTGTCCATTGCATCAGATAGGTGAGTGGCATCTTCTTGTGCCTGGTCAGGGTCACGCTCTGGTGACTTATCTTTTTCAAAGCCTTTGGGTGTTTGCTTTAGGCCAGCCCCTAGCATTGAAGTCTCAAGCTTTTCGCAGTTAACGCGGTGGTACCTAAAGGCTGGCATCCTGCTGTCATTCTCTTGCAGCAGAACCCCCCAGAACTCATACTTGCGGTCGTGCGTTGGCGCTTGGCCGCAGTATATCTCATTAACCGTCCATTTATGGCGCTCAAAGGCCTCTACCACTTGGCTGCGATAGGTGAAATCAGTAATACCGCTGGCCGCAATGGCTGTGTGATCATAGTAGTAGTTAACCTCCTTAGTGGGGTAGTGGGCGTAGTACTTACAGAACTTATCTACTACATCAGTAATAAGCTGAGGGTGCAGCACATACAGGCTATTAAACACCCTGAACTCATTGCCTACCTCTTGCCCAACAACCATGCAGTTTATCTGCGCACCATAGTCAAAGGCCACATCAAGTGGCGCCTTGTGCAGCATACCTCCATCTTTGCGGCAATCAGGCACTTGCAGCTGGTCAAAATCATAATCAATACTATCTGCCCAGCTGTAATCAACCCACTCTTGGCCGTGCTTATCGGTATCAATTAATTGATAAAACCCGCCCTCTACACGGCTGGTGCGTTTGTTCATTATGCTGGCATCAAACTTAGCAGGGCTTAACTGCCTGCGCATATCGTTTAAGAACTCGATACCAAGCACATCAATGTTATCCATAACACTGGCCTCAGCATAGTAAATACTGCCTTGGCGCAGTTTGTTTAGCTGTGCCTCTAGCTTCGCAATCCGGTTAAGCTGCTTATACCGGTAATCATCACTCATTGGCCGGTTTAGCTCTTTCTTTAAGATGTTGATGTGCAGCTGCAGCTCCATGATCAGCTTCACCTGTTTGCGGTCCATGTCCCCTTCTTTCTCTAAAATCCACTTGCTTTTACTGGCCGTGGGCATATCCGTTAAAAACATCTTGCTGCGGTAGCAGCTCAGGTGCCCGAAGTAACTCCTATCTCCGCGCAGCGTTGGCATAATCTCATCATCAAGGCGCTCTTTGTTTAGCAACTTGGCCTCATCGCCCCCAATGTATGCCAGGCTTAAACCGTTGCTGCTGCCCACACGGTCTTGGCTGATAAGCACCTGACTGCTGCCATTAAACCAATAAATGGCATACTTGCTATCCAAGGGCATCGTGCGAGGCCCCTGCCAGTTCCACATTCGTTTCCACTTTTCATCAGGCTCTCTGCCAATAATGTAATGCACATCACGCACGTACCCCATCCGCGCCCAGTTGCTAATGGCAGGGGGTAGGGTGCGCACCAAGAGCTGCATAAACGTAGCGCCCACAATGCCGCCACTACTGCGCGGCATATCTCGCGCATTATCAACCAGCCAAGGGCTGAGGATGCCCGAGCTCTTACCGGTGCCTCTACCCATCACCAAGTAATTCTCCCACGCCCGCACCAACATCACCTTTATCTGGGGTATGTTATAGTGAAGCGGCTTGCTCTCAACCTTCCAACTGCTCATAATCGGTATTTTCAGCGTCCTTACTCAACCACTCGCCCACACGCTTCAACAGCTCATCCTCACTAACCGGATTAATACCCACCTGCTCAGGCAGCACCGCAATAATGTTTTGGTGAAAGGTAAAGTGACTAACATCAGGTAGCTCTGCCTCGTCTTTATCTAACTGGTGCAGCTTAATGTAATTGGCCGTAGCCTGATTCAAAGCTTTCACATCCTTAAGCTCTACAGCAAGGTCACGGTCTTGCCGTATCATCTCATCCGCAATAACCCTGCGCATTTCGCGGGTTATGTGCATAATCGGCCCAAATACCTGGTAACACAAATTCAGGTCTGTAATAGCGCTGCCAATGGTGTAGCCGTATTGATGCATCAGCATCTTCTGCACCTTAGGCACAAACTTGTGCTGCAGCAAGAGGCTTTTAGCTGTGATAATGCGCTCAAGCTTTACATGCAGCGCAGGCGTTAACTGGTTGCGCTCATGCACATCATCCACATCGCTTTGCAAAAACGCAATAATGCGCTCCGCATCCGTGCGCACGCCAAGCAACTCCTTAGCGCTGTGCCTCCTTAAGCTTCTCTTTCCATCCATACTCTTTCACATATTTTTCTACCAACTGCTGGGCAGGGCCGCTACCATTGGCCGCCATATCAAAAACATTTTTTCTAACCTTATACATGGCCAGCAAGCGCCCCTTGTGGTAGCGCTTATAAATATCAGAGGTTACATCATC